TAATAAAAGTAAATAGTTATTAATAATAAAAATGGGTGGAACTAACACAGTCAGGAGATAGCAAAGAAATGCCGATCTGATAAACTGCTGGGACATTACTGTAACCCAATTCCACCCACTAAAAATAGGAGGATTGATCGCTCCTGAATAATTCGTATAACATAATTTATTTTTAAATGCAAGTAAAGTGTTATTCGTTACTACCTCTAGGATCATATAGTGTATATTTTAAAGTCAGTTCTTCACCTTTTTTAATTTTTTTAATAGCTTTTAAATGAGTTTCATCTTCAAAAACAATTTTTTTACAATTAGGTTTTTGAGAATGATTAATAAATCCACCTAATGGTGTTCTAATAAGATGATTACCAACTGCAATATGTGTTAAACCAAAATAAGTATTTTTGGGTATAACCTTAATTGAGAACAAACCTAATCCATCTATTTTACTAGGTTTTATTGTAAGTGAGTTTGGTAGTGGTTTATACATTATTATTGCTGTTAATTTTCATCTTTCATTACTATTACATTAATAGTTGTCATACCACTTGATGGGTGCATTACTTCTTTCCATTCAAACGGACATTTATCAAGCCATTCATTTAATTTATCAAAGTTTTTTTCGTACTCTTTATCATAGTCTAAATCACTCATAATTTATTCCTTACCTTTAATATCTGTACCATCTTCGTTTTTTAAGTATTCAAAACTATTGTTAGTCCAATTACCACAAGTGTAATCTAATTTCTGTTCTCCATCTTCATCTTCATATTCTTCAGGCACACACTCGCCAATCTTTTGAGTATGATCTAAATTAATAGTTTTACCTGTTAAGTCTTTTTCAGTAGATTGATGCCACCATCTTTCATACTCTAAAGTTATTACATTAGACTTATCTCCAATGTCGTCATAATCTTTTACACTTAACTCACTAGGTATAAGTTCTTCAAATGATTCTTTATCGTATGCTTCACCCTCAAACTCAACCTCTACTATATATTGTCTTTTAGCTTTAAACTTTTGCTTACCTATTTCTTTATCTACTTTAAATGTTTCACTCATTATCTTCTCCTGTTTTTGTTATCTCGTTGTTTTAAAAAATTAACAACATTACTTGCTAATTCTACTTGCCTTAAAGGTTTAGGTCTAACAGAACTAATAACCTCTAAATCGCCAAAGGTAGTTTTACCAGTTAGTTTCTTCTTAACATTAAGCAAATGTTTAGTAAAAAAATCAGCTGCACTAAATTTACCTTTCATTGTTTTCTCCTAATATTACCCAAGCCCAAAAGCCAAAGATAATTATTACTGGTATCGTTTCTATTATAGAGTGTAGTATCATTATATCTCCTTTTTTTTAGTTATGGTTAAATATGGACTATTTTTGAAAATAAGTAAAGCTAAAAATAATATATTTTATTAATTATTATTATATATAAAGAGCAGTGAAAGTGTGACATATATATCACAGTTAATAAGTATATTATTTATTAATAATAAGTATTTACTTCTATTAAAAAATGATTAAAGTTTAGCTATAACAAATCAGGAGGTAAAATGAAAACAATAGGTAAGCAATTAAGATACGTAAAAAAAACGCAGATCAGTGATTTCGATAAAGACAATATCGAACCAATCTGTTGGTTGAATATATTTGCTGATAATCAGAATAATATATTTGGTTACAAGGAATATGATTACCGAATAAACAAACCATTAAGGTCAGATAGTTGGAAACTTGGTCATAAATACCATTTAAAGTTTGTGCCTAAAGATTATGAAACACATTGTAATTCTGAGGTACAAATAATCCAAAGAGTAAAGGAGTTTTAATGAACGATATAACTTATAAAAACTATTTAATATCAGTCAAGGAGGGTATGATTGTAGTTAAGATTAAAGGAGGTGTAGGAGGTTGGGTTTTGCACTTTCCTGATGATAAGGTTAATTGGTTACAATATACTAAAAACCATATTGATAATCAGTTTTCTATTCAAGATAAAAAGAATGGGAGGATATAATGAATATACTTAAACCTAACGAAGTTTTAAAAATAATAGCTAAAAAATCAAGAAATAATATTGAACCTAATCTCTCACAAAGTATTTTAGGAATTTTAGCTAAAGGACATAAAAAAATAGGTATATACAAACAGATTACTGTTAAAGATTTAACCGATCAGTTATTTGAAGAAGAAAACTTTGATTTTAAATACAAAGGTTATAGTACAGAATATAATGAGAAAGATTTATTTGTTAGAACAGAGTTGTATAAATTAAAAAATAAAGATTATATTGAATTTATTATCTATAAAAAAAATAATTATACAGTAAAAATAACAGATAAAGGTTTGAATTACTGCATAGCTTTAATTAAAAATTTTATGTTACCAATAAAGATTGAAGTTGATGACTTTTAAATCTTGTGGTGATTGTAATATGTGCTGTAAATTACCTGAAATACCCTCTATAAAAAAACAATCTTTTGATTGGTGTAACAACTGTGATGTAGGAAAAGGTTGTAAGATTTATAATGATAGACCTAAAAAATGTAAAGATTTTCATTGTGCCTATACTCTTAACTTTACTGAATTAAAACCTAATAAATGTGGTTTCTTTATATTTCCTGAAAATAAAGATTCATATAAAGAGAAAGTTTTTACTGTTTATTGTGAAGAACATAGACTTAATAATTTTGTTAAAAATATAACTAATGACAGACAAATGAATAATTTATTATCAGATGGTTGGTCTTTTCATATAAGATATAATCAAGATGATAATGATTTAGCTATTTTTGATTTAGAAAGATTTGGAGATAGTATACAAAAAGTAAAAAGAAATAATAATTAACTTCAAGGTGGTATCTTATGCAAAATGAATTTGATTTCGACAAACACATAGACACAGTATCAGAACATAAAGATAAAAGCAAATACCCACACAAAGCAGGGCATAGAGGACATAGAAACTCAATAATAAGTGCTAATGAAACTAATAAAAAATTAAGCAGGTTAAAAAAACAAATATTAATTGAATTATATAAAAACCCTAAAGGATTGATAGGTTCAGAGTTATCTAATATTTTAAAGGTTAGTATTCTTACAATTAGACCTAGAACTACTGAATTAAAAATTTTAGGTCTTATAAACGATACTGAAGAAGATAGAAAAAATGACGGAGGGAAACCTGAAGCAGTTTTTAAATTAAGATCAGCAACTTTATTAGAGGAACATAATATAGATGTATCAGACATTAAACCCAATACGAAGTAGAAAACATTTAATGTATATTGCTTCAAAACCTTGCGTAATTTGTGGAAGATTAGATGTTCAATCTGCACATATAAGATATACTGGATCTGGTGTTGGAATGAAACCTTGTGATATTTTTGTTGTACCATTATGTATAGAACATCATAGAGAACAACACACTAAAAACGAGAAGATGTTTTGGATTTTATATGATATAAACCCAGTTGCACGAGCAATAGGATTTGCTTTAGAAAGTCCTGATAAAAAAGTACGTGAGAGGGTTTATGAATATTTTAGAACAGATACATATAGAAAGTTTTTCGCAATTTAAAAAATGGATACTTGTTTTAACGATAATATTTGCAATTTTTTTAATAGATATGGATATGAATCATAAAAAACCCATAATGGCTAGGAAACCTGACTTTGTTTATAATGATTCTAAAGAGTTTATTAAAACACTTAATGATTGTATTTCTTGGTTAGAAAAAGACACTATAATTTACAAAAATATTCCACGTGAAATAACGATTGCACAAGCAGTATTGGAAAGTAATTACGGAAAAAGCAGGTTTGCAACACAAGGTAATAATTTATTCGGCATCAGAACTTGGGATTTAGATACACCGCATTTAAAACCTTTTGGTAATCCAAAAAGTATATTTGGTGTGAAAGTTTTTGAAACAAAGTGTGATTCAGTAAAAGATTATATTCGCATTTTAAATACTGGCAGTGCTTTTGAAGAATTTAGGCAATTAAGGTTTAAAATGATTAAAAATGATAATATTGATGTTTATGCGTTAGTTGAAAAATTAAATAGATTTGCAACTGATCCTGATTACGTGAAATTAGTTAAAGCAACAATAAAAAAATTAGCAAATGAAAGAATATCAAATACAAATTAAATTAATAAACCACTTAAAAAGTAGAAATTTATCAAAGTTAAGGTTTTACCATATTCCCAATCAAGGCATAAGATCAGTTAAATATAAGATGTTACTATATAGCATGGGTTTAAAACCAGGTTGTCCTGATTTAATTTTAGAATTTAAAAATGGTAAAATAGTATATATTGAACTAAAAACTAAAACTGGAACATTGAGTAGATCACAGAAAATATGGCAAATGTTTAGCAATATCTTAAAAACACCACATTACATATTGAAAGGAGAAATTAATGATTTAAAAAAACAACTTGATGAAATCATAACAAAACATTATAAGTCATAACTAAAATAACAACAAAGGGAGAAAAATGGATCAAGAAAATAATAAGTTTCATGCACTACAGTTATTTACAGATACCTTTGCAGCAGAAACAGTACACTTAACAAACGAAGCAGTAGGAATATATATAAAATTATTATGTTTTGCTTGGACTAAAAATACAAAACCATTCAAAGAAATAGATGCTATGAGAATATGCCAGTGTAGAACTAAAGATTGTGAATTAAAAGTTATGGAAGTCTTAACTGAATTTTTTATTTTAAATAAAAAGGAAGAAGATTTTACTTTTACACATAAAAGATTAACAGCAGAACACAAGTATTTAACAGATAAATATAAAAAAAGATCAGAAGCAGGTAGAAAAGGTGGTTTAGCTACACAAAATCAAGCAAAAGCAGATTTTGCTTCAAGCAAAATTAAAGCACCTATACCTATACCTAGTCCTATACCTAATAAGAATATAAGAGATAATTTTGAACAATTTTGGTCTTTGTTAAGCAATAAGAAAGGATCTAAATTTTTAGCAGGTAAGAAATATGCCCTACAATGTGCAGATATGATTCCTGAGGAGGTTGCTACCACTTTTAATAGATATGCCTCTACAGTAAAGGATAAGGAGTTTCTAGCCCATGTTTCTACATGGATTAACCAAAGAAGATTTGAAGATGATGAAAATAACAAAACAGATATAAAAAGTATTATAAAGAGGTTGGTCGCATTAGGTTACGAACACACAGGCAGAGTAAATAATTACGAAAAATTTATTAAAAATGGTAAAAAATATAAGATTAATCGATTAGATGAAAACAACATGATTGTACCTGATTAAAGTGAGTGTAAAAAAATATTTAGTAAAATGCTGTCATAGAAAAGAAATTACAACATTTATTGAAACTTGGCATTACTCCAAAAATATTAATGGAGTTATTTCTGATTATAGCTTTAAACTTATAGACAAAGATCAAATAATTGGTGCTATGATTTATGGAAGAATTGCTATGGCTAATGTTTGGAAAAAATATGTTAATAGTAGAAATGAATTAATAGAGTTGCGTAGATTGTGCTGTATTGATGACACTCCAAAAAATACCGAAAGTTACTTTATTGGTTATACTTTGCGTTGGTTAAAGAAAAATTCAAAAATTAAAAAAGTAATTAGCTATGCTGATGAAACTTACAATCATAGTGGAACAATTTACAAAGCTAGTAATTTTAAACATATTGGCATGACTAATAAAGGTAAAGTAATAGTATATAACAATAAACTATATCACGATAAAACCATAAGAACAAAATATAAAGGCAAGTTAAAACCTTATTGTCTAAAAATTAAAGATGCCCTAAACACAGGAGAGGCATATTACAAAAATACTTTAGGTAAACATATTTATATATATGAATTAAAAAAAGATTAAGTCTGTTTATCTAGTTCTGCCTTTAATCCAGTAAACTGCTCCCATCTTTTAACTATAACATCACAATATTTTGGGTCTAATTCCATACCATAACATGATCTATTTATTTTCTCACAAGCTATTAGGGTACTCCCTGAACCTAAAAATAAATCTAAAATTATATCTTTTGGATTTGTGGTTTTATCAATAGCTTCAACAGATAATTCTACTGGTTTTTGTGTTGGGTGTTTATAGTTAATTGCTTTATCTTTTTGTAATTTCCAAACACTTCCTATTCTTTTACCACATAATTCAGCACCTCTATGAAACACCAAAGCTATTTCATAATCAGTTGAGAATGTTTTTTTTAAATCTCCAATTCCACCACCACCTTTATGCCACACAATCATATTTGTAGGAAAACCAAATGATTTTGTATTATCAATCCATTTATCAATAACTTTCCAAGTAGTCCAAATAAACACCCAACCTTTTGAAAAACTATCTATTATTGGGGTTATCTCTAAAATTTTATCATCATTCTTAATTACTTCAAATTTTTCAGATTTAGTTCTCATATTTGATTGATAATTAAGACCATAAGGTGGATCTGTATTAACCATATTAGCAATTTGATTATTCATTAATTTATTTACACATTCATAATCAGTAGAATCACCACACATAACTCTATGATTGCCAAGTTTCCAAATATTTCCTATTTTAGATATAGGTTCTTCTAATTCCCCAGCTACTTCAGGTGCTTCATCTTCATCTGTTAATCCGTCATTATCTTTTAGTAAAATATTATTTAACTCATCTTCATTAAAACCTATTGGTTCTAAATTAAAATCTTTAGATAATAAGTTGTTTAATTCAACACCAAGTAATTCATTATCCCAATCAGCATCTTGATTTAATCTATTATCAGCTATTCTATATGCTTTAGCTTTATTCTCATCTAAATCAGCTATCTGAACTGGAACTTCTTTAAAACCTAATTTTTTTGCTGCTTCAAATCTAGTGTGTCCAACTATAATTATATAATCTTTATCCACCACAATAGGTTGTTGAAAACCAAACTCTTTAATAGAAGAAGCAACTTTATCTATATTAAGATTTTTTCTAGGATTATTTATGTAAGGTAGGATTTTATTAGTTTCTATTGATTTTATATCCATAGTTGTTTATTATCATAAATTCGTATGAAATATCAACCTAAAAAAATTAAAATTGTACCTAAAGAGATAAGCGAACTAACTACGCAAGGAAAGAAATATACAAGTTTAGTAATGGTCAATGTAAGGGAATGTGGGTTAGATTATATGTATTATAAACACCATATAAAAGATTATCAACATAAGGCAGGAATAAGATTCAGACAGATTTTTGAGAGTAGTGCCATAGGTGGAATGAAAGGCAGGGACTTTAGTGCATTAATGGGTGGTGGTAGTAAAGACAAAGTATCTTATGGTGCTTTGAGTAATATATCAGAACTTGTTGAGATACATAAAAAGTTAGGTGATACTGGTTATAATATAGCTTGTTACATTTGTGGAGAGGATTATTCTTTAAAACAAACAAGATTAATTTTAAATATTGCACAAAGATATATGGGAGCAAGGTTAAGAGAAGTGCTAGACGATTTATCTCGTCATTTTGGATATTATAAACAAAAATTTTATTGATTTATGCGTACACTTATGATAGAGAGATAAACACAATGAGAAAGTTGTAGCCCACCACTTCTGAATAGTGGGCTTTGAGGAATTTAAAAACTAGGATCAAGACGATAATGTCTTTCACCGATAGAATGATACCAATAAGAATCACCTTTATTCCATCTTTTTGTAAGTTGATTCCATTTTATATCTTTCCAAACATTATAATGTTTTTTATACTGATCTAGTTTTTCTTCTTGAACTAGATAATGAACAGATTTATCATTTTTTTCTACTCTACCACTTTTAAAAGTAGTGTATGAATCGTGATTGTATAAATCACTATCACATTCTATTTTAAGGATTGTGTGACCCTTAGGGTGTTTTAAGATTTCTATAATTGTATATGGGTAACTATCACCATTAATACTTCTAGTTACACCCATACCAACTACAGGGTCTAAATCAACACCTCTTTCTATATTAGAAACATCAATTCCTGTTTTTTCAGAAAATTGTTGATCTAATGTTTTTACTTTAACTGCTTCTTTCATTTTTATCTCCTTTTTTTTGTTATACATAATTAAAATTATAGAGATTATACTTACAAAGTAAAGCTAAATAATAGTTTTTATTAGTTTTTATTAGCTTAAATAACCTATATAAATAGCCACTTTTTAGCTATATTATGGTATATATAATAAATTTCGTTAAAAATAACCTTATTTTGTACTATTTTGTATTAAAAACCATTATTTTATTTGTTTATTAATTAATTTCGCTTATAAAAAAGAGTATGACAGACGAAAACAATAATGTTGGAAGACCATCTTATATAAAGAAAGATGAAGACTCTAAGTTAGTAGAAGCATTAACAATAGCAGGTGTTACTCAAACATTGATAGCACAGATAGTAAAGATAAGTGAACCTACATTAAGAAAGAATTTTAGAAAAGAATTAGATACAAGTAAAGCTAGAGCTAATGCAGTTATATCACAGGCATTGTTTAAAAAAGCCAAAGATGGTAATGTAGTTGCACAGATATTTTGGTTAAAGACTCAGGCAGGTTGGAAAGAAAAGAATTATCATGAACTTACAGGAAAAGACGGAGATAAGTTGTTTGGAGAAGAACAACAGCTTATTGAAATCAGAAAAATATTTGACGAAATTAACTTCGTTAAATCAAAAAATATTACTGAAACACCTATCATGGTGCAAGACAGCAAGACAAAAACAGATAACACCTAAAGGTGATTGGAATGTTTGGTTAATATTAGCTGGTCGTGGTTGGGGTAAGACTAGAACAGGTGCACAAGATATAGCATTTTATGGACTTACAAGACCTAACTCTAGGATAGCAATAGTAACACCAACATTTGGTGATGGTCGTGATACTTGTATAGAGGGTGTATCAGGTTTGTTAGGTTGTATAGAACCTGACTTAATTGAGAACTGGAATAGAAGTATTGGTGAATTAACTTTAAAGAACGGAACTATTTATAAAACCTTTTCATCTGAACAACCTGATAGATTGCGAGGACCACAATTTCACAGGGCTTGGTGTGATGAGCTAGGTAGTTGGAAAAATGAAGAGGCATGGGATCAATTATTATTTGGTTTAAGATTAGGTGTTAAGCCACAAGTAATAATAACAACAACCCCAAAGCCAACACCATTAATAAAAGAATTAGTAAATAACAAAGATTCCCTCGTTACGAGAGGAAGCACATTCGAGAATAAAGAAAATCTTGCAGACTCAGCAGTCAAAAAACTAGAAGAAAAGTACAAAGGAACTAGACTGGGCAGACAAGAACTTTATGCTGAAATTTTAGAAGATGTGGAGGGTGCTTTATGGAACAGAAATATGATTTCAAAAGCACTCTTAAATAATACAGATAAACTACCAATTTTTACGAGAACAGTCATAGCTATTGACCCAGCTGTAACGCAAAAGAAATCATCAAATGAAACAGGCATAGTGGTTTGTGCTAGAGGTGAAGATAACAAATTTTATATTATTGATGATGTTTCAGGTAAATATACACCTGATGCTTGGGCAAGAAAAGCAGTGGACACTTATTATAAATACGAAGCAGACAAAATTATAGCTGAAGTAAATAATGGTGGTGATTTAGTTGAACGTGTGATAAGGAATATAGATGGTAATGTTTCTTATGGTAGTGTAAGAGCAACTAAAGGAAAGTATTTAAGAGCAGAACCAATATCTGCTTTATACGAACAAGACAGGGTAAAACACTTACAACCCTTTCAATTTTTAGAGGATCAAATGACAAATTATAACCCAGCAACATTTACAGGCAGTCCTGACAGATTAGATGCTTTGGTTTGGGGTTTAACAGAACTATCAATGAGAACAGGAAAAGTTAATTGGAGAATTACTTAATGGCAACAATATACGACAATTTAAAAAATTTATTTACAACAAAAAAAGCAATAGAGAAAAAAGAAGCACCTATCGTTTATTATAACTCTCTAGGTTATGATACGACTAATAAAATTGCTTATGAAGATTTAGCTACAGATGGCTACCAATCTAATGCTATTGTTAATAGATGTGTCAATGAAATATCAAACAATGCAAGTAGAGTTAAAATCAATTTATTTAGAGGTGACCAAGAACTAGATGATCACCCTTTACTTGATTTACTTTACAATCCTAGCCCAACATTATCACAAGTAGAGTTTTTTCAATCTGCTTTTTCATATTTACTTATTTCAGGGAACAACTATATGTTGTCTGTTGCAGGAGATAGAACCCCACCTACAGAATTATACAATTTAAGACCTGATAGAATTAGAATTAGAACAGGCAACAGGGCTATGCCACAATCTTATGATTATGTTTTAAATGGCAACATAGTAGAAAGTTATGAAGTAGATCAAGCCACAGGTAATTCTAAAGTCAAACACATTAAACTATTTAATCCTTTAGACGATTATTATGGTATGTCGCCAATATCTGCTTGTAGTGTAGATATAGACCAACACAATTTAGCAAACAAACACAATGTAAATCTTTTACAAAATGGTGCTAGACCTAGTGGTGCTGTAATATTTAAACCTAAAGATGAAACAGGTGGACACGTACAATTATCAGATGTTCAAAGAGATCAATTAGTAAATGACATCAACCAAAGATTTAGTGGCACAGGCAACGCAGGAAAGCCAATGCTGTTAGAGGGAGATTTTGATTGGAAAGAAATGGGTTTAAGTCCAAAGGATATGGATTTTATATCACTTAAAAATATGTCAGCTAAAGACATAGCTTTAGTTTATGGTGTACCTAGTCAGCTGATTGGTATTCCTGATTCACAAACTTATTCAAACTTTGCTGAAGCTAAACTTGCATTATACAACGAAACAATTATTCCTTTACTAGATAGATTTCAAGGTGATCTTAATGAATGGCTTACACCAATGTTCGGTGAGGGTTTAGAATTAAGATACGATATAGATTCAATACCAGCTATGGCAGAACAAAGAAAAAGAGTTTTTGAGTCTGTAGTTACTGGTGTTCAGAATGGAATATTAACAAGAAACGAAGCAAGAGAGCAATTAGGTTATGAAACAGTTGATGGTGGTGATAGCTTATTAGTACCAGCAAAC